CGTTTTTGTTGAGCATCTTGCCAGCCGGTATTCGTTGGGTGAACCTGATACCATGATTGGTTGTTCCTTTAAGCCAGTTACCCTCTTGGTACAGATCATGTATCTGTGCGTCAAGTACCATTGAATCGACGTTAAATGTGTACTCAGGTTGTGTAGTTTCTTCTTCATCCACGGTTCTTAGTCTCGTTTAGTGCTAGAGTGAACTTCGTCTTGAGGACATCGAGGTATTTGCGGTATCGTGCTGCTGCTTTAATCTCGCTACTGTTCACTTCTTCTGACTTATCCGAGCGTTCGATAAAGTCAGCAATCGCTTCGATTACATCTGCACGTTCGTTTTCAATCATGTCGAGGATGTTTTGTAATTTAGGTGTCAGCTCTTTAATGAGGACTGTTTGGTCGTGTATCTTTTCTGCGGTTTCTCTATCAATAACTTCATTACCGAACTGGCCTGTCTTTGGTTCACCGTCTATACCGGTGTAGAGTGCGGAATCGTTCATTGTTCACCCCCTTGTAAGAACTGAGCGATCTCAGCTTCTTCATATCCTTGTTGTCGTGCGACCATAATGGTTTCAGCCATGCCTTCATCAACTCCATATACCTTCATCGTCACCTGTAACTCATCTGGGTCAATCTCTGCGCCTTGTGGGGCTTCTGGTGAGGCCATAGGATCGCCTGTAGCATCCATAGGTTCTTCCATCGGCATTTCCATAGGTAGGCCAGTTTCAGGGTCAATAGGAGCGTTAGGGTCGACCATGTTTTCAGGGTCAATTTTCACGAGGACTTTGTCCCAACCGTCAGCGCCGGATGCAGATATAACTTTCTTAAATGCTTCTCCGAGGTTGAAGTCATAGCCAGATGCTTGCACAGCAGGTAATACGTTAGGGTTACTTGTGGCAATATCAATCAGCTCTAGCCAACGGTTCTTCTCGTCATCATCAGATTCAGGTCGTGCATCGTATTCAAACTTGAATGTGCCGCGTAGTTCTTCGTAGAGAACAGGGATCTCAGAGATAGACGGTTCAAATGGGGTGTCTGGGTTGTCATCGAAGTAACCGGCTTTGTATAGTCGTTCACGATCTTCCTCTGCAATATCCAGTAGATCTGCGCCTTGCATTTGCGCCATGTGTACGTTCATCATCTTTTCTGACATGCGAGCAGACGCAGTATCAGCTTTGTTCCGAAGGTAGTTGTCTTGTGAGTTAGTGCGTTCTTCTTGCTGTTTAACACCGGCATTAGTCTTAGAGAATGAAGTGTTGCCAGATTCAGCAGATACCGAGCCGTCAGTCCTACCCTGCAAGGTTTGGAGCTGTGACTTGTAAAGACCAAAGTTATTAGGGAATTGCGAATAGACCGTTGATGCGGTTTGTACGATGTCTACCTCAGCTTGACCGAGTTGCCAGAGAGCATCAGGTACGTTCACGAGGCTACTCATGTTCGTCTGGTCGATGTTACCGCGTAGTTTCTTTGGTGGTTGGAGTCCGAGTTGTGTAGCTAATACATGCGCTTGTGTGAAGAAGTCGAGTACATTCTGAGTTGGGCCAGCAAGTTCAACACGCCCGATACCGTAAGGAGTCTCAAGTGTTTCATAGCAATACTGCATCGTGATAGGTAATTCACCAGTTGGATCTGGGTTAGGCCACTCACGCAAAATGGCACCATCTTCAAGGTGCTTAGAGAACATGTAGAATGGTGCGCCAACACCTCTGTTAAATACGACGGTGGTCTTAATACCACTGGCATGAATCTGTTTGTCGCGCTCGTTGATGTTCTGATCTTCGATTTGTTTCTCGGATAGTGCACCATCGACAAGCTTTTGTAGTTCTTTCTTGTTCCATGAGGTATCAGCTTTACGACCTTCTGACTTAGCGAGTGCTGCGTCATCGTCTATCTGAGCAATAATCTTTTTAAGCTGTAGCTTGGTGTAGTAGACATCCATAAACACGAAGTCACAGTCATCGACTGAGAACTTACCAGGTTCGAGTTTGATGTTACGAACATAGGGTAGTGACCAGTCTGAGCCGGTGTAGGTTTCGCTTGAAACAAAGAAATTATATCGAGGTTGTGCGCCATACTTTAGTGCGCGGTAGAGTGCCATCTGCTCTTTGTCAAAGAATGGTGCTTGGGTGCGAGCATTAGGTACGATCTTGGTTTTCCAGATGATATTCGCGAGTTCGTTGATCCACTTCGTCTTATTGGTCATTGAGGTGAACTTACCAGGTTGCATGGTTGGCAACACGTTCATAGGGGTTTCAATCAAAGAAGCCGCCAACGATCCATCGTTGACGCGTGGCATGTGTTTACCAATGGTTTTAGATAGCTTGTTGCCAGCTATCCGTTCGTATTCTGAAAAAGGCTTGAACCACTCTTGAGAATGTCGGTCAGCCTCAAAGTATGCGTCTCTAAGTTCTGTCTTTTCGAGATAGACACTCATGCCATGACCTCATACCTACGGCTATTGTGCTGTTGTTCACTCTTAGTGGCCCAGCGCATATTTAGAGTTCTGTCGTGTGCTTTACAGTCGTCACATGAACCACAAAAATAACCGCTATCATTGTCGATACGGTCTATGGTCATCGTTAAGGTTGGTCGTTCACCTACTGAGTCTATGAATATCTTGAATGAGTTTTTGACCCCATCACAGACAGTAATACCCCTGCCACCGTAATATTCATAGTATGGTGCGCGTGGGTTGAGGGTTCGTTGCTTTAGAGTTTTCCAAGAACTATACGCTAGTGCTTTAGTTAGCCCATGAATTTCATAGTTCTTTACTGTCTTTACTGGGTCGCCAGTTCTGTACCAGCGATACCAATGCATGTTGCATAGGCCACGAGCTTTAGAACTGTTGCTGCATTCATCAACCTTACAGATTATAGAGGGTGTACTTGCCACTGCGGATTGTTCCTTTATAGGACAATCCGCGTCGGGGCATGTCGGTTACTCTAACATTATATCATTTTTAAGCGTTATGCGATAGTTCTTCTACAGTCTCATACTCTCTAGTAATCAGCTTGAAGTTCTTGGTGCGCTTGTCGAGTTCGATGCGTATTGTCATCACATCGGTCTTCTCTTTCACGATGAAGTTTAGGCATTGGAGGATCTCATCGAGGACTTGTGAGCGATCAGTAACGATAACAGGGATAGAATAGATAGTCTTGTGACTCTTGATCTTACCGTCAAAGTACGACTCATGCGTAATCTTTTTACCGAAGCTGATGTCTGCCATGCTGCCACCTATTTCTCTTTTAAGTGGTCGTTTCATTCTTTTTCTGTGTAGAGCTTCGTCTCTTGCACACTGACTGTCCGGCGCTTCTTGTTGAGCCTGACGATCTTGTAGTGGGTTATTACGCCGTCTTTGCGGTAGCCAAGCATCTGGCCTTTCTTAAACTCCTCAAAGAACTTGGGTGTTACTTCGTCTGATATGTCTATGATTTCTTTCATGTTGCTCCTTATATTGTGAATGTTAGTGGTTTATATTCTTTTACTTCAAACGTTTGTTGAGGTCGTAAGCCGGTGAACCCATACAGTAATGCGTCCATAGCGTGATCGTTACCATCTTCGGGGTCGTTGAGGATGTTACCGTCCTTATCTTCTTTGTGTAGGTAGGCTAGGTACTCTCTCTCAAGATTCAATGATCGTTTAGTGAAGCTGATTTGCTGTTGCTGCACATAATCAATTGCGTATTGTTTGAATGATTGTTTATTACCGAGTGTGTCGTCACCCCCTGCCTTCTTTACGCCTATTACATTTACGCCGTTAAGTTGAAGCTCACTTATGCTTTTAGGTTCTGCTGAATCACCTATTACAAGCGTGTTCGGTTTGTCTGAGTTGTTGAGGAATGAAGCTATCTCGTTGTTGTGCATGCCCTTGCGGTATAGTTCCTCGTCGAGTATGTAGCCACCGTTGTAGTAGTAAATAGCTATGACCGCCGTTGGGTCGTTCTTAAACCCGAAGTCCATGCCACGACGCTCTAAGCGTGCTTCATGCGGTACTGTTTCGATTTGTTTCCAGCCCTGGTATACACGACGCTCAAGACTATTTGGTTCACCGAGCCACTTATGTCTGTATAGTGATGGTCGGTTCTCTTTATCATCTTCGATCTCGTTCTTGATAACATCCGGCATGTAGCCATACTTCTCTGCTATGTCGTAGTTAGCATTGATAATAAGAGTGTTTGGCCTACCCTCTATAACAAGGCGTACATGAACAGGGTCATTTTCTAGTAGTCGGTTATAGGTGTAGATAATCTTTGATCCTGGCTTACGAACAGTCGGGGTGAGAACGTCAATAGAAGCTTTACTGATAGTCTGGGCTTCTTCTACCCATGCTACGTCTATACCCTCGATGGACTTAATAGATTGCTCATTGTGCCGCAAACCCTTAAAGAGGAAGTCTGTGCCGTTTATGGTGTTCACAATGGAGTTCTCGGTCATCTTGTAGTCATGCAGGTCATACATAGAAATAAGGTCTTTGAGTAGTTGATACGATGACTCAGCGATAGAGTTTTGATACTCACGAAAGCACCCGAACCGCATTTGTTTATTGCGACCCATGATGAGTAATGCTCTTGCTACGGTGTGGCTCTTTAGTGAGTACCTGCCACCATAGATAGCAGCCTCACGCCAGTCATCATCGAATAAGCGTTTATACTCGACTGGTATGTCAATTATCTTGTTTGTCATTTTCGCCAATGAATCTTACTAATACTGGTTGTATTTTCTCGCCGTCGCTAGTTAGGTCTACTTTGTCGCCATATTTCCGCGGTTCTTCTTTGGATAGTTGCCATTTGAGAACGTCTACTTTGAGTCGCGCTCTTTGTACATCTGCTTCAATATCAGGTATTTCTTCCATAGACTCGAAGCGATCCTCTCGTCGTATCACACACGCGCGCGCGTATTGGTCGGCAAACTCACTGTATTTAGCAAGCCATGAATAAATAGTGTCTCTGTTAGGCATGTCTGCGTCAGTACATACTTTTCGTAGGCTACGCCCCATGACTCGTTTAACGATCTCTGCTTGAAGTTCGGGTGTGTACACAAACTTCTTTTGTTTGATTGTAAGCTTCTTTGTAGCCATTCTATTCACTCTCCGATTTGGGTATCTCTACAAAGTTTTCTAAATCATAAACATCTTGACCACTTCCGCAATCAACACAAACATA